CGCGTGGTCTCCGATAGGTGAGGGCATACGCAATGTGTCCAAGCAGTTCCCAACACTTGACTTCATTCTCTCTTACGAGGAAGGCGGTATGGCGTTTTGCGGTGGTTATGCGATTCGCAACGGTGTGATCGTTGAAGACATTGAGGGCGAATATCCGTCAATGACTGACGAACAGATTGAAAACGAGGAGTATGACGAGTTCTACGAGCAAGTATCGCAAGTAACCCTACAGATTGAAAACCAACTCAAAGAGGCGTTGGGCGTTTCGGTCTAAATAACCGTGTTACACCCTTACCCTACTATTTGGGGTAAGGGCAAACACCCGAATAAACCTACTAAATAAACTAAGGAGCGAAAATGGAAACACAAAGAGCAAAACGGAAACACCTACTACTAACCCAAGAGATTAGGGAGCAACTTCCTCCCCTCTACAACAGCGAGAAGCATCCCGAAAAAGAGGCGATCGCGGTCGTAAAGTTTTTCTCACCGTATTCACAATGGACTTGGTATGCGGTTGAGTTTGACGGCGAAGACACCTTTTGGGGTCTCGTGGACGGGTTCGCGATGGAATACGGATACTTCTCTTACAGCGAACTAGAAGCAGTCAATGTCTTGGGCGGTGTCCCTGCGGTGGAGCGCGATCTTCATTGGAGTCCTCGTCCTGTAAAAGAGATTGAGACAGAGATCCTTAGTAGGGCGGTTCGGGTGTAACAACCCAACCGCCTAAGGTTGCAAAACATATTTGTAGCCGATACAATAAATACACCTACTAGAAATGGACTTACTGAAAATGGGCAAAATACTAATCAACCTCACTGACGGCACCGTTTGCGGGTTGGAAAACACCGTCGTCGTGGATTTGGAAAAACTAAACGACGCAGGCAAAACACTTTGGCGCGAATGGCAGGAGGGCGGAAACGACAGCGACGCAATCTCTCTCGGTGAGGCGTTCGGACGGCAAGTAGATCGGTTCGTGAATAACGACCTGACTTTCGCGAACTCAATGTCATTCAGTCCTACGGCGTTACGAGACGAGTTTCAGAACTCACACCTAAACGAACAGGATATCCCCGAGTTCAAGTTCGCGTCCGAACTCACACAAGAGCAGTTAGAAGAGTTGGGGCAATACATATTGTGTTCCGACTATATGTGGAATGTGTATCAAGAGGAACTCCTATCGGGTATCCGCAACTACGCACGAGACATCATGGGGAGAACGATCCAATGAAAGCACGCGACTTCAGCGACAGACTACAAAAAACCACACTTCCCGACGAAAACATCTTCGGATTGTTCGTAACGAAAGAAGATTTTGAGCGAACCGACCCGATATTCAACGGCAAAGCAGGATTTGACGAAAAGGAATATCGCATCTCGGACGAAGATTGGGCGCGAGCACTTGAGACGATGAGTTTCAAGAGCGTGGATCGTCTATGGGAACGACTTTACGAAATCATAGAAGAAGCATTATCCACCATCCATCAAAACAAGGAGAAACAACAATGAAACTACACACATATAACCGCAACAGTTATCGCAAAATGAAAAACGGCATTATGACCGTCGGACAACTGTTGAACGCACTGAAAGACATGGACAAAGACACCATGATCGTTTGGGGCGGAGACAACGAAGCGGGTTGGTATGACAACATAGAAGCAGTCCAACTCGCAGATGGCGACGCATATGTTTGCGTCACATTAGTTCAAGGCAAACCATACGACACGAGACAAGGATAAAACCATGCATACATATCACCGACTAGCAGTAGAAGCAGACAACGAAGACGAGGCGAAGCAACTGGCACTCCATTTTGCGGAAGAGCAAGGATGGTCTGATTGGTGTTCACTCCCCGACGAATCACGCATGAAAGAGGACGGCAAAATCGCGACAAACTACAAGGACAACCCCAAAGGTTTCAACGAACTTGTAGATGTCGCGTGCGGATGGACTGAAGAAACAGTCACCGAAGCAGTGAAACTCTACGGAGACATCCCGTTGCGTGAACTCTTGACGAACCCGAAATACAACTTCGGCAAAATCAGCGAACCGTTAGGCGATCTGACACAAGAACAGCGCAATCAGTATTTGACAGACAGTCTCGCGACCCACAAAGTCACGAGAGCATTGCGAATCGTAAACAAAGAATACAACTCAGATACAATATTCTATGACATCGTTGAATACACTTCCAACCCCCAATGGGCGAGGAAGCGCGCAGAGAGCGATCCAGACAAACAATGGATCGTGATCGTGGACTACCACTTCTGAAAAGAAGTGGCTTCATCCAAATTGAACGGTGGCGTATATGCCATAAGAAAGAAACCAAAATGAATATTGAAGATTTTATAGAAGACGACAACGAAGATGTGATGATCCGTATGCAACACGAAGACGGAACGATGGTCACATTTTTGACAGCACCCCCCGAGGTGTTCACACAGAGCGAAGAACTGGAACCGTTGGTGTATGGCATCGGCGACAGCAATGTGTGCGTCGCATTCAACGGCGATCTCATAGAGCGGATGATCGCAGAGTCAATAGAAAAGAACGGGGAAACATACGGTGCACACGCATCAGCGTTCCTCCCAATCAGCATGGTCTTGAACAAAGGTCTGAAAGCGGTGGACAAATATATGCAGGATCAAAAGTAATCCCACAACCTGAACGGTGGCGTATACGCCGCCGAACTAAACTATAAAACTAGAAAGAAAGAACCAGACAATGAAACCATTCAGCAGGATACATTCCAAACAAATAGATATGGGGGTCTGTCCCAGATGCGAGGGGTTAATCCCGTCCAATGAGCAACCCAAACAATACATGGGGGCGATCTCTCGTCTCACCCGCAGCAGGCGCGACGGCAAACCAATAGAGATATGTTCCGCGTGCGGGAACGAAGAGGCGATGCAGGAAACCTTTGAAGGTTTTGCGACACCAATCAAAGACTGGCCGATCATGACCGATAAGGCAATTTTGCGACGATCGGAAGCATTCGGCATTTTGATGGAATGGCAGCAGAAAATAGACAACTTGGAAGACGACAGTGGCGAAACAGAAGAACCCTTCTAGAAAAAAGTTCCACAACCTGAACGGTGGCGGAAACAGCGAACTTGCGCGATCAATGCGCAACCATCCGACCTACAGAAAACCCCAACTCAAACTGGTCAAGTAGTAGGCGGGCTACGAAACCCAACCTCCCAGAAGGGTTGTTCGTAGTCCCGCCAACTACAACGACGAGTCCTCTGATGGGGGTATTACAAACTCCGCCGTATGACCTGAACCCTATCAGGTCTTTTGTCCGCCCGCAAACCACAACATATTGTGGTTTTGCAGGCAGATGCGGGACTGCTAGCACAATACGACGTTACTAGTGGTTTATTTTTGAAATGTGCAGGCAGCGCGACGGATCATCTGCTATCTTGTACAACCACATCGGGACTGCGACGAAAAAAATAGTAAGCGCAGATAAGCATCCAAAGATGCACGGTGGCGTATACAACCTTTCGCGTGCGACTAATAATCAAATCTTAATCTGCGATTATCAAAAATCGTGGATCTTGGTTCGGCTGCGCGCCTGCCTGAAAAGGTTTGGTAAAGGTTCCCACACCCTCCAAAGTTTTTTACCGATACAGGTTCTTCCCCCTTTTTTAAGAACGACGTTGATGCCAATTACTTAAGATTGGTCGGAACTACTTGACCTTTTACTGAAAAGGGTGTAGTGTCTGTTTGATGATCACCGCAAAAAACGATGAACTGTTCCCCAACCCGAACGGTGGCGGAAACAACTCAGATAAACCTAAACGAAAAAGAAAACTGACCCAAGACCAGAAGGCTTCCAAAATCCACCCCGACCTAATCCAAGAAGTATGGGACTACTGGGTTAAAACAATGGAATCCAAAAAAGCGATCCTAGACACAGATCGCGTCAGATGCATCGGTTGGGCAATCCACGACTACGGCATCAAAGCCTGCAAACAAGCCATAGACGCCTGCGCAAAATCCCCATTCCACATGGGATCCAACAAACAACAAGTCAAATACAACGGCATCGGTTTGATATTCCGCAACGCAGAAAAAATAGAATACTTCCTACAACGAGCCAACAAACGAGACGCAGGACAGGAATGGATAGATGAACAAAACTGAACTCCGACAACTCGTAGACCTAGCCCACGCCATGTGGAGCAAAGAACAAGCACTAGACCACGAAGACCGCAAAACCACCTACCGCGCATGGTGGCTCATACTCCAAGACTGCCCCTACAACGAACTAGAAACCATCCTAGTCAAACTAAACAAAACAGAACACTTCTTCCCCACCCCCGGCGAAATCTATATAGAATGGAAACAAACCCAACCCGACGCAGAACCCACCGCCACACAAGCATGGAACATGTACTGCCACATACGAGACACCGTCAACTCAGGAACCGCACAACCCGACCACCACATCACAGATAAACTAAAACAAGTAATCAAAATAGTCGGACTCTCACTCAACACAGGCGCAGACAGAGAACACTTCAAACAAACCTACAACCAACATACAACAGTAAAGTAACATAATGATCCAATACATATACGGCATAATCATCGGACTCACACACGGCATCCCCCTCGGACTATACCTCGCACGAAAAAATGCCAAACGCCCACCAGCCGGAGAAAAACCAGAATGAAAAAACGACACGGACGACCACCAAACCGCGCCCAAGCAAATACAAAAACAACCCTAACCATAAAAATTGACGCAGACATCAAGAATTTGATGGTTGATCAGGCGGATGCTTTTGATTTGTCTATTGGTGAGTATTTGGGGATGTTGGTTGTTCGGGATTCGGGTGGTGTTGGTGGGGTTTAGGTCTAGGCGTGCTGTGCCTGATGAGACGGTGTTTTTGACTGTTCCTGTTGATGGGTGGTTGAAGAATGGTTTGGTGGATTTGGCTGAGGCTAGGGGGATGTCTTTTCAGAGGCTTGTGGGTTTGATTTTGGTGAATGGTTTGCGTGATTCTGAGGGTTCGGTTTTGTTGGGGTTTGTGGAGCCTCAGGATTCTTTGTCGGGGGTTAAGGCTTATTTGCGGGGTGAGCGTCGTTTGGAGCCTTGTGGTCAGGCGTCTTGTGTGAAGGAGCCTGTTGTGGTTTTGGGTTCTGTTTTTTGTGATGTTTGTGGGGTGTGTTTAGGATAGATCCCACATTTGGCTGATTGATGGTCGGATGGGTTTGATGCCTCTGCGTTTTTGTTCGGCGGCTAGTTGTCTGCTTGTTAGTCCTGCCCATACTCCGTGCATGTCTATGGGGTGGTATTCAAGGGCTTGTTTGAGGCATTGTGGTCGGACGGTGCAGTGGGCGCAGATTTCTCTTGCTGTGAGTATGTAGGTGATGTCTTTGTGGTGTTGGGGGAACATTAGGTTTGTTTTTCCTCGGCAGGCTGCGTGGTTTTGCCATCGGTTTGTTTGTGTATCGTCTTGGGGTTTTCGGTGTTGTTGTTTCATTTTGTGGTGCCGGGTTTTTGTTGTATGTGGGTGTGGTATGGGCTTCCTGTGTTTGGGTCGTATTTGGATGCTGTGGCTA